ACTGTAAAGCAATTATACAACTTCAATTGAACTGAGTCAAGAATCTTGACAACCATTTCTTTGGCTTTAGTGTCCAAAGGAAGGTGACGACTGTTGGCGGCAAGAGTGACAATATTCTCGAGGATGTTTTCCTTTTTGCACTCGCGCATATATGCAGATGGAAGGGCGGCAAAGATGCCCATCTTCCATTGTGGGACTTTATCGTGATCAAGTAGTTCGGCAATAGTCTGCTCAAAGCCGTTGAGCTTGCCGGTGATCTTTTTAAACAACAGGCCATTGAAATGCCCGCGAACCTTTTCGCCTAGTTCGTTATCTTCTGGGGTGACTTCCTGCTTGCCTTCAAAGAACTCTTGCATAAGTTCCTTATTGGTCTTATTGTCTTTGTTCTTGGTTTCCATATTGATGTAACGACCGCCATTGGCACGATGTGCGGCCGCGGCAAGTGTAAACATCAAATCAAGTGTAACGGAAGAGTTACGCATTTTTACCTCTGCAATCTTGTTGCAATACGTTCAATTACCAACCAGCCACTTGACAAGTCAATGACTAGACCTAAAAATATCACGGCCCAAAAGTGCCATGATGCAATACTAACTCCAGCTAAATGTAATACCAGGCCCAGCAAGGTGTAGCACGCCACCTTAAGAATAAAATATAATGTGCTTATCATCTATAACTATTTAAGTTTTGCTGGGCCCGGGTTAACTTACATGTAAAAGGTGTTCAGTGCAGGCTTGTTAGCCTTAACAATGGCCTGCTCTAAATCGTGTGCGGCTTGTTTGCCACGCACAACTTCTAACACACCATACGTAAAGTTTTCTGGACCATGCTCGCGGATTGCATTGCACAGAGTCCAGTCACGGTTCTCAGTAAGTGCTCGGCGAACGTGCTTTTGAACACGAACTTTGAGCGCCTTACGAACACCGCCTGCAACTACAGTCAACCCCACATACTGCTCACCAGTTGTCACACAAGTGATAACATAGATTGCATGATTGCGGTCTGAACGTGCTTTGCGAATACGTGCCATTTGTTGTCCTGAATTCCTAACTTATGTACATATTATAGCGCAAATTGATTTTTGTGTCAACCAAAAAGATACGCCTAAAATTACAATCCATTCAACAACCGTAAAGTTAGTACTATGGTAGTAGTTTACTACCCGCTGTACGAACTTCCTAAGTTTCGTTTTCATAGCTGTATTATACTGCTATTTGGAATTAAAGTCAACCAGTTTTTTTGGGGGATTTTTGTGGCTTTTTTGCCACTGATTCATCGTCTTCTGAAAACATAGCTTTGAACTCTTTGTTTACATAATACTCTGCAAGTATACGATTTACCATGTAAGTAATATCGTGTACATTCTCAGTAAAGGCAAAACGGACGGGTATATTTGACCAGTTTTTATGTTTCAAAAACATGGCCCAATATCTACGATGTAGTTTATTATCAGGATCAAACGCCACTACGGGCGGGCGATTAATATCTAACTTTGTGTGCATATTAACTATTTACTGTTTCTGTAATGTGCTTACATGCGCCTCTGAAAGTGAAGCCAGGGCATGTGCAGGTTTTAGCCTCAGGATCTACATAATAAGTATTACCTTTTGAACCGGATACTGCAATGGTTTGGCTGGTGGATTTTACTTTGAACAATGTGCGGTCGCCTTTAGTAAAAGTACGTCCACGCTTGTCAAAGTTCTTAATGGGGTTCTTAAAGTAGAACGGAGTCTTTTCGCCCATTTTAATGTATGCTACTAAATTACTACCGTCCAACAAGTAAGTGTGATTGCTGGTGCTACCATCTTTCCAGGCTGTGGTTTCAACTAGTGCTTCCATAGTAAACTCCTTTGTAAGTTTATATTATAGCACCAGTTGATTTAATGGTCAACCAAGAAAAACGTCATTAATTTGACGGTTTACCCGTACAAAAGTAGTACACTTAGATAGCTGTTTTAAGTTCTTTGCGCCAACGTAGGTACAAGTACTACGAATGCCGCCTAGTAGATCTAGCACCGTATCTCTAACTGCACCACGATATGGAACTCGTACTGTGCGGCCTTCACTGCTACGATATTCTGCAACTCCGCCGGAATGTTTCTCCATGGCTGTGTCAGAACTCATACCGTAGAACTCGACAAACTTTTTGGACTCTAGCTTAGGTGCCCAATCACGGCCCATGTTTGTTTTTATCTTGAACCCAGTGTCGTATAGCTCTTCAATAATAGTACCGCCTCCTTCGATGTGCCCTGCTAGCATACCGCCGAGCATTACAAAGTCCGCACCCCCGCCAAAAGCCTTGCTAACATCACCAGGACATACGCATCCGCCGTCAGCAATAATATGTCCGCCAAGACCGTGAGCGGCATCGGCACATTCAATAATAGCACTAAGCTGTGGGTACCCAACACCAGTTTGAATACGAGTAGTACAAACACTACCAGGACCAATGCCCACTTTAACAATATCTGCGCCACGTAAAATTAACTCCTGTGTCATGTCTCCGGTTACAACATTACCGGCAATAATAATCTTGTCTTGGAATACTTCTCTAACCTTAGCAACATAGTCGCCAAAGTGTTCACTATATCCGTTAGCAATGTCAATACAGATATAACGTAGATGAGGTACCATAGACATAATAGTCTTTAGTTTTTCAAACTCACTATCGCTAGTGCCTGTACTAACGGCAATACAATTACTTAAGATACTTTGTTTGCCCTGGGCATCCATGTATTGGTACCAGCTGAACCATTCGTCTGCTGTGTACTGCTTACGTAGGCAAGTAAACATACCGTGTTCGCCCAATGCTTCGGCCATTTCAAATGTACCGGTGCCGTCCATGTTAGCGGCCATGATAGGCACACCATTATAGCTTTGGTTACTGTTACGGAATTTAAATGTGCGATGCAGGTCTACTTCCCTGCGACTTGATAGCGTACTACGCTTGGGTTGAATCAAAACATCTTTAAAATCGAGTTTGATATCTTCTAGAATTCTCATTTGTTTGTGTGCTTATTCTGGTTCCACACTAACTGTTAGAGGGAACGAATGTTGACGAGCGGCAGATGTTGTTTCAACTGTTTTTTGTTCTGCAACTTCGTATGTGTACACACCGGCGGTTCCCTTGCCTTTAGTGTGTACTTCCATCATGATATGTTCTGCTGTAGCACGATCGTGATGAAAGATAACCATTAGAACTTCGATTACAAATTCCATTGGTGTTTTGTTGTCGTTATTAAAAACAACCTTGAACATGCCAGGCTTTTTAATTTTGACTTTATCTTTTGTTAATGTTTCTGCGTGTGCCATAGTATTTTCTTTCAGAAGGGGGAAGTTATCCCCCTCGTTGATTTTACAATCAGACTGCAGAAATTGCAATCTTGCGTGGTTTCAAAGCGTCCGGAACGATACGTTTTAGGTTAACGATCAGGATACCATCTTTGATACTTGCGCCCTCTACTTCAATGTGGTCAACTAACGTGAAACGTTTTTCAAAGTCTCTACGTGCCAATCCACGATGAATGTATTCGCGGCCCGCATCTTCTTCACGCTTGCTCTGTCCCTTGATGCTTAGATCGTTGTTGTCTAGTTCTACTTCAATTTCTTCCATAGAAAAGCCAGCAACTGCGACTTCGATACTATAAGTATCTTCGCCTGTCTTTACAACATTGTGTGGGGGATAGTTGTTGGATGCTTGGTTAGCAAATCGTGTTTCGAATGTATCGAACATACGATCAAATCCAACAAGAGCTCGGTTTAGTTGAGCTAGAGCGTTTGTGTCAAAACGAGTTAATGCGTTCATAATTTTCTCCTTATTAAGCGAGTTTAAAGTAAGACCCTTATGGCGTCCTACAAATATATTTATAACACAATCCAAACATTAAGTCAATGTTTAATAAAGTTTTGGTGGAAGAGCTTGGCTACGCAACTGTTTACGCCAGCGAGCTTTGGCCGCACCTTTTTTGCGCTTACGCTTAGTAGTTGGCTTTTCAAAAAACTCTTTGTCACGGAGGACTTTAAGTGTGCCTAAGTCGGCAACTTTCTTTTTGAAGGTACGCAGGGCTTTCTCTACGTTGTCGTTCCATACTACAACTGTGGCACCCGTGACCTTGTTATCTCTGTCTTTTCTCATTTTTTACCTTTAACCAAAACTGCGGTAACACGGTTACCTGCTAATTCTGCACGGCCTTCGATCTGAGCACCATCGATTGTTTCTACAACCTTTTTAATGATCTCAAATCCCTTACTTGTATCATTCATCTCGCGGCCACGGAAACGAATTACCACGCGACACTTGTCGCCTTCTTCAAGTATCTCTTTAACTTTTTTAAGTTTTACTTCAAAGTCGTGATCATCGATGGCAGGACGAAACTGCATCTCTTTTAGATCAACACGACTTTCACGTTGTTTCTTTTCTGCCTCTTTGACTTTCTTTTGTTCGCCATAAGCAAACTTACCAAAGTCAACGATCTTAC